ATTCCTTCAACCGCGGCGAACGCAACTAATCTTTCAGCAAACGAAGCATTTTCAATCCACTCTAAAGCCCACTTAGCTTTCTTTTGAACTGCAGGTAATCTATCAATCGCGTTAAAACATTCATCCTTTTCTTTTGGATTATTGATGTAAGTGTCAATCAATAATGAATACATAAGTGAGTGAATGTTTTCCATTGCTAATTGCATCCCATAAAAGAATTTAGCCTCAGGGTATTGAACCTCTCTATAAAAGTTTTCGGCTAAATTTTCATTTACGATACCATCAGATGCCGCAAAAAATGATAAAACATTTTTAACAAAATATTGTTCATTCTCAGTAAGAGATTCCCAATCTCTGATGTCATTTGTTAAATCGATTTCTTCTGCCGTCCAAAATGCAGCTTGGTGTTGTTTGTAAAATTCCCATATATCATTGTGTTCAATTGGGAAGATGACGAACCGACCAGGATTTTCTGTTAATATTTTTTCCATAATAAAATTTAAATTAATTACTTTTTGATTCTTGTTCTTTCTGCTTTTTCTTTTCTAAAAGCTCTCGAACTCTATTTCTATTTTTTTCTTCTTTTTGTTCTTCTAAACCTAAGAACGTTACACTTTGTTCTGTGTCTATATCAAGCATTGCATTATCAAACTTACAGTTTTCAAAGACAATACCGTCTTTTCCAATTCTTGATTTTGTAATTGCTATCGTCGCTAAGTTCATTTCTTTTTGTTGTAAACTTTTAGCGACAGTTATAATTACGTGACCCACTTGTGCCTTTTTAATTGACCCACCCATTTGGTCTGTAGTAACAACTTCAGATGATATTGAATTTCTATTACCCTGAGTTGCAGTCCAACCGGCAATATCTAATTCATGACACATAGCCTCAAATGCTCTCATTACTGAACCTTCACTTTTCCACTCATCACTTAACATTTTATCAGGAACCACACAATCAATATAGTCTAAAATGATAACATCAATCTTTGTTCCTTCGGCTATCATTTTTCTAACTTGATTTTTTATTTGGTTCATTGTTACCGTATCCGAAGGTAACTTTTTCAATATCAACTTATTTTTCATAGTTGATTGAATGTGTCTAACTTTTTCTACTACATCATCTCTGTTTTCAGTTAAATCATCAGGATGCATTCCAGTCCAAAGTGTAATATGTTTTCTTTGTATGATTTTTGGGTTATCCTCAAAAAACACTTGTAAAACATTATAACCTAAATTAAATGCATGGTTAGCAATTTTTGTAGTGAAAGTTGATTTACCTACACCTGTGGGTGCTAAGATAACACCAATTTCTCCTTTTGCCAAACCGCCACGAAGAAGATTGTCAATACCTGGAACTCCAATTGGAATGGGGTGTCTATAATCGTCATCTAAAACCTCATCAAGGTTGAAGAAAACATCGGTTGTCCCTTTATCTACTTCACCAACTTGTAACGCTCCTCTAACCATTTCTTCTAAGTGGTCATAACTTTCAAATTCACCTTTATCAATAATTGATTGGGCTTTAGTCATAACTTTCTGTAGTTCTTGTTGTTTACAGAATTTAAGTGACTTTTCTTGAACAAACATTGAACCTTCGTCTGATACGTTTTTTACTTGGTCTAAGGTATCTAAAATACTTTTTTGAGCCATTGGTGATGAAACCTCCGATTTTGTTAACTGCTCTAATGTATCAAAGGTTGGGGTATGTTCATATTTGGAATAATATTCCTTAATCATTTGACAAATAATTCTAAAATATTGGTTGTCAAAATAGTGTGGGTCGATAACTTCAAGGATGGAATTTGAGAAATCTTTATATAGTATAATGTTATTCAATAATTGAATTTGAAAAGTGTTTCCCAGGTATCCAAAGCTTTTTTTATCTGACATATTTTTTGATTTTTTTAATTGTTGTATATGATAAATATGATTAGATTAACGAATAATTCATATAGTTGTAAGATAAATTTTTAGCTGAAAAAATGTCAGTAAGGTTCTTCAATATGTTTTTTATTGATGGTCTTACATCCAGCGTATATCTTACCTTTGGGGGGTATAATTTAGCGTCAATAATATAATGACAAATTGTCTCATTTCCGATTCTTAAAATAATGTTAAATCTTTCAGGACCGTCTGTATTTGATGTTTCTAAAACACTTGAGTCTTCTTCAATTTGAAATCTATTTTCCAACATATAAACCGCACATTTGTTGCGAAGTTGGTTTTTTAAATCTTCTCTTAGCCCATACATGTAGTTTATCAATTCTACACTTCCTTTTGTTTTAGGATTATAACCTTTAACGTTAAAAAATCTTTGAACCACGAAATTATCATTTAGTGTTATAAGAAATTCAACTTTTGTTACGTCGTTTTGTTCTTTCATAATTTTACTTTTTGTTTTTGAATTTTGACTTTTCTTTTCTTGTTAACTTTAAAAATGGTTTTAAAAAATAAACCCAACTATCATCACTCTTTGGTAAGTATTTGAATAATCCATCTTCCATCATCATTCGAATAAGATTCTTATAACCTCTCCCATCAGGGTCTAATGATTCTGAATAATACGATTGAACAAGTTCTTTACCCTCTTCATTTATCAAAGGTTCACTTAGGTCTACAAGTTTTTTGTTAATGACATAAAACTCTTCACCAAAAACACCTTCTTTTGTCTTTCCCGATAAAAGATTTTGTAATGATTTGTTATCTTTATTTTCTTTAAGTAACTCTTCTCCTTTAGACAAAATATCGGACAATTCAACGTGATTTTCAAGTAACTCAGGAAAAAACTTGAATAATGTTTTTTCACCCAAATAGAAAATACCGTCAATGTTGTCTGAACTATCTCCAGTAAGAATTTTGATTGTTTTGACATTATAATGGGGAACTTCAAAATCACTCATTTTAATAGTGTCCCCCATCTTATAATATCTTTTTGTGGATGGTGAATAGATAGATACCTTTTCAGAAATTAATTGTGTAAGGTCTCTATCACTTGAGAATATAGTTTTATCCTCGTCTTCAGAAATCTGACAATAATAAGCAATTAAATCATCGGCCTCAGAATGTTCAACTTGAACTTGTCTTACAAACATCTCTTCAAGATATTGTTTAACTCGTTGTTTTTGACCTTCACAAGATTCTTCTTTATACTCATTAGATGGTTCACGTCGATTTAACTTATATTTAGGGTATATAAGTCTTCTTTGTGACGAATTAGTTTCACTATCCCAAAATACAACTACTTTGTTATAGTTATTTTCATCTATGAACTTTCTTAAAGTATTTAAAAAGTGCCAAATAGCACCAATATGTTGCCCGTTGTGAAAGTAATCTTTCACACCATGAAAACCAATTTTAATTAAATTGTTTCCATCAACCAATAAGGTTTTTGTCACTTTTTTGTTTTTTAATTGTTACTACTCTACTTCTTCTTTTTCTGTTTTCAAATCAAAGTCACCATCAACTCCGATTATTTCCTTCCAATACTCAGCATATTCTTTCTTATACTTTTCTACGGAAGCTTTCTCCTCTGTAGTATCTTTACCCGGTAAGAACCCGTGTGGCGTTACGATAATTCTACCATCTTCAAACCCAAGTCCGTTGATGTGGTTTTTCATAACAGATACTTTTGTTCTTGTAGCAAACTTAACTGTTCGTTTGTCTTTAGTTGCTGTAATCTTAGTTGTGCCCGCACCTTTTTGATTTCCGAACAAGAACACTAACGATGAGTTTAACCAAATTGCTTCACCACCTTTTGCTTTAATTTTGGGTTGACCGAACGGATTGTCAGGTAATTCCACCCATGGTTGATTAACAATGATTAAGGTATTTTCGTATTTAGAATCTGATTTACGAGACCCCGAAATACGTTGGTTGATACCCATACCAATTTTGTCGGCCAATGTTGATGCGTTGTGTTGTTTACCACCTTTACCTTCATAAGTCATCTTACAAGGAACAGACCCTACTGAATCCCATAAGAAACATAATGAATATTCTAATTCACCCTTTTCTTGAGCATCTAACAAACTATTAATATAATCTGTAATTTGTTCGATGTATTCAAAATTGTTGTTGAATATAAAAAATCCGTCCCAATCAAGTTCACCCGTTTCTTCGTCAACCACTTCTTCACATTCAAACCCCATTAGTTTTGCGTGTTCAAAAGACCACTTCTGTTCTGTAATAATGAATACAGGTAGAATACCTTTCTTTTGTGCATCAACCGCAGTTTTAACTAATGCTGTAGTTTTTCCTGTGTCAGAGTGACCTAACAACATATTAAGGTGTCCAATAGCGGGACCTGGTAAACCAACCGCATCCAAGAAGTCAGAACCCAAATCAAAAAATCTTTGTGGTTTATACTTCGCCGATGTGGAGAATTTTTTCTTTAATGAACCGAAATCGTTTTTCTTAATGGCCATATTATAATTCGTATAATTTAAATTCTGTTATGGTTTCTAACTTATCTTTTGCGTCGGTAAGTTGTCCAACCAAATTGTCCATTTCTTCTGTGTGTTGTGGATGTTCTCCAATTCCAACAGGGTTTGTAAAATAAACATATAAACGTGCTTCAGCGTCAGCAATCTCTGCTTCATACTTTTTGATTAAAGCGTCTTTTAGTTTTTCTGCAATAATTGGTTTCATGTTTTTGTTTTAATTAGTTAATAAAAAAAGCATGGACACTTGCAAGGTATCCATGCTTTGATAAAATTTAGAATGGCAAATCTTCTGCAGGTTCGTCATTTGCTTGTGGGTCTGCAGGAGCAGGTGTTTCTTGTTTTGTCCCCCCAAGTGAGATTTCTGCTTCTTCTCCGTATACATACTTTTTAAGTTCAGAAGACCAAATTGGAGTTTCGCCAACTGCAACTGCCTCTAAGTATTCTACAGGTTTTTTTGAATACGCATCATTCCACGTAAGTTCATCTTGGAGCCATCCTTCCATAATTCCTTTATCTTCGTGAAGTGGTTGAGGGTCATCATACATGATTGTTTGAATAACCGTGTATTCTTTTCCTTGTGGTGTTTTTGCCTTTGTAAGTTCGATGATTAAATCACGTCCTTTTTCAGCATCTGTAACGTCACCTTTAGCTTTCCAAATTGGTAAGATTTTATCTAACACTCCTTCTTGTTTGTAGTTGTGTTTGAATCTCCAAAATTTAACACCGTCTTGTTCGTTGTCACGGTCAATTACTTTTACAATGTAAAATAAACGTGAACGGTATTGTGATGCCAATTCTTTGTCTTCTTTCTTACCTGTTGAAATAAGCTCA